AGTAAAAGCATTTATCTTTTGCAACAACATCACAAGGACTTCCATATTTCTTTTTGAAAGTTCTTAATACTGCAACATCTTCTGGTGGATAAGACCTTTCAACAACATCAACTGCAAGTCTATGTGCGTGTTCATATTGTCTATCAACATCTTCTCTTGCCTGTAAGAAAGCCTCACGTTCTTGCGTGTCCTCATTCTCAAAGACATTTTTTATTTTGTTAAAGAGTTTGTTTCTTAACTCGGTGTTCATTCTTATTTTACTCATCTTGTTATCCTTTCTATTAGTTTTGATATGTGGGAATTTATACTAATCATTTTATTTGTCAAACAAAAAAAGAAAAAAACTTTATTTTTTTTTAAGGGAGGGTGGGCCCAGGGGTAACAAGCTAATAAAAATTAATTACTTGTAATTATCCCACAAATACCTATATTAGTTTTAGAAAGGATAATATGGAAACAGAACAACTAAAAAGAATTGCGGATGCATTAGAAGAAGTTTTGCGTCTCGTTAAAGAAGATCAACAAAGAACTAAACAGTATTTAGAAAAAGAGAAATCTTAATCTAAAAGATTATACCGGTCCTGGAAGAGAGCCATTGGACCGGTACTGATCCCTGGACATTGGCACTGGATACAGTGTTAGGCCTGTCGCCTAGGCTATTAAAATAAAGCACGCCGGCCTCAATCCAATGTCCTGGGATCAGTCATTAATGACTGTGGAAATAAACACTATAACACTGGTGTTGCCCTGTGTTGCAACCGCATCCGTACCGGAATCTGAAGGGCGTACGGCACCCGCGTAGCATAGTGACTGATCATTATCCTTGAACCCTAGAATTGTGAGCGCAAGCTCACAAGCTGGGAAGGTGGGAGGGTGGGCCCGTAGGTCACAAGCATATAAAAAAAATTAAAAAGAAGTTGACAGGCGCAGCCAGCCTGATAGTATGGGATTTTATAACAACTAATAGAAAGGATAATATGTCTAAAGAAAAAACAATCAAAGCGGAATATTTACCAGGAGGCGCGAAGCGTCAAGAGCTGCTGGACCAGGTCCCTGAATACCTTCTTAAGCCCGGCGCGGACCAGGCCACAAAGATGCATTTTTGCATCGAGAAGCTTAAGCTCACAGAGACTGAATACCTGGAGGCCCTGAACAAGGCAACCAATGGAGGCGTCGTTGAAAGCGCGTGGAATTAAAAAATATAATTTGCTGCCGTGGTTCCTGGAGGACCACGGCCAGCTGCCGGCCAGTTACCTGAAGAGCTGCCAGAAATTTTTTGATGGGCTCAAGCACTCAAGCGCAAAAGTTGACAAGCGGCCTGAATCAGTTTATAAAAAAATTAGAAAGGATAACAACATATGAATATAAAAGAAGCACAAAAGATAACACACACATTGAGCAAGCCTGGCAAGATGCCCGGCTGGGCGTACAGCACACCGGCCCACGAATGCAAGACTGGGACCAAATTAAGATCTGTAGCTGGCAGCGTATGCGCCAACTGTTACGCCTACGAGCGCGGCAGGTATAGATTTCAAAATGTAAAGGACGCACAATATAAAAGATTTGCAGCGCTCAAGCACCCATTATGGGCCACAGCTATGGCGGTTCAAATTAATTCTAAAAAGGTGAAGTACTTCCGCTGGCACGATTCAGGCGACGTACAAAACCTGGACCATCTAAACAAGATCTATGAAGTGTGTAAGCTCACGCCTGACGTGAAGCACTGGATGCCGACGCGTGAAGCGTGGGTGAAGGACCACCTGGACAGCTGCCCGGACAACTTGATTATTAGGTTAAGCGCGCCGATGGTAGACCAGGCAGCCCCTGAAAGCTGGCCGCATACATCAACAGTAGTTACCAGCGGCAGGACCTGCCCGGCACCCGATCAGGGCAACGTTTGCGGCAGCTGTAGAGCTTGCTGGGACAAGGACGTTAAGAACATTGCATACGGTGAACACTAATGCACGTATTCAAACATCCAAAATATTACGAAGAGTATAGGCGTAGAGCCAAAAGAGAACAAGCCCGCAAGCGAGCCGAGGAAGGTGGGCGGGTGGGCCCGGAGGACACAAGCTCACAAGCTAACAAGCCCACAAGCGATCAGGCGTCAAGCGGTTCGCGAACCAACAAGCGCTGAATGTGGTCCCAGTCATTCATTGCGAGGGAAGGTGTTTCTCGATGGTCCGCAAGCAGACCGCGGATCGAGGAGCTTTCATAAAGTTTTACGTTACCTACAAGAGGCTCTTGTAGTAGGATAAAATTCCGATTAGTTCTGGTCAAGTGAAACATTTTTTGATGAGGGCTGAAGCTTATCTTTGGGCCTCTAGCTATCTTCATCTCAACCATAAAAAAACCACAATTATTATTGTATCCCAACAGATCAGGCACACCGAAGGATGCCCAAGACTCCAGTCTTGTCCACTGGATTTTAGGTGTATTCTTCTTAATTAACTTCCAAAATTTTGACTCTGGTTTCACCGGAATTCCTACTTGATAACTATACTAAATTACGGTAAATTACAAGTATGACACAACCAAAAAGATTAACAGAACAACAACGTAAATTTGCAGAATTGCTAGTTTATAATGAAGGTAAGATGTCACCAGCAGAGGCTGCTTACGAAGCAGGCTACAAGACTAGGGCACGTAAAGCTGCAGCAGAAATGCGTAACCCAAAATACTTTCCATTAGTTGTCAGCTATATTGGCGAATTAAGAGCAGAAGTAAGGGAGAAATATGGCATTACATTTGAGAAGCACGTCACAGAGCTGGCACAGATAAGAAACAAAGCATTAGAGAACAAAGCTTGGAGTGCAGCAGTAAATGCAGAAGTGGCCCGTGGTAAAGCCGGTGGACTTTATGTGGATCAGAAATTAGTTATGACAGGTAATATAGATAATTTATCTGCAGATGAAATCAAAGATAAACTTAAAAAGATTTTAGATGATAACAAAGAAATAATTAATATTACGCCTGAAGATATCGAATCAAGTACACTAGAATTGCAAGAAGAATCCAACCTTGATTCCCATTCACAAAAGAACTAACTTTATTTAATACTTTTCTTGGTGACTTTTTTACTAGTGACCATTTGTTTGTAACTGTCTCGTACATTGCCATTGTTTTCTCCTTGTGGATTTGGACCACGTACTGGTGGTATTGCGTGCCATTTTACGTTAGGCATATTCTTTGTCAATGTTTTATTTTTCATTTATTTTTTCCATACGTACTATACACCCTATTGGGAATACATTTCTATCACTAAATAACTCATCATTCACTTCATAACTAGCAAAGGTTCTAACATTCTTCTTGTCTTTGTTTAAAAGATATGCGTGAGTTATCATCTCTGATGGCATAAATCCTAATGCTGAATGTAAATCTGCGTGCCCGCTGTCCCCAGTGATGTCCAGCCACGTGATTTTGTAGAAGTAATATCTCTTCTTCTTAATCACAACAGATTTATATTTAGATTTTTTAAGACGTCTCATATTATTCTATATACTGTATAGTGAGATTTTTGGGCAAAAAAGTTTTCAAAAATAAAAAAAAGGTCGCGCGCGTCGAGTAGCAGAGTGTGCCAAGTGTGCCACCGTAGATTTTTGTCGTGGCACAGCTATAACCATTGGTATTCCTCACTAATAAGCCAAAAACAGGGGTGTGCCAAGTGTGCCAGAGGTTTTTTCTTATCACAAAAAAAAATAATAGGGGCAAATATTCTACTATACGTGGCACGGCTACCTATCCTTTAGCCCCATTTTTGTCACAAATGAGATGCTTGACGCATTTGTGCCATAATTGATTATTTTTTTTATTCCAGGCCCCTGCAATTCAATATCCGCGTACGGCTTCCATTGTTTACGTATCAGATTTAGTTCTAAAATCAGATTCGCCCATTGTTTGGGACTTATGTTTGTCGCTGCTATAGTTACCTTTTTCATAATCTATACACAATTTACCATCTAGGTGGTCCATTTCGTGCTGTATGCACCTGGCCTCTAAATTGTAAAATGTTTTCTTCTCCTCCTCTCCTTTTTCGTTTTGATACTTTAGAATGATTCTAATGTGTCTTCTAACATCACCAGTTTTACCTGGAGCTGATAAACAACCCTCATTATCACGTAATGTTTCATCAGATTTCTCTAAAATTTCTGGGTTAATAAATACTTTTTCGTTAGTTTGGCTGCGTGAGCAGTCCATTACAAACATTTTTTTCTGATAACCTACCTGTATTGCAGCCAGTCCAATACCATTATGTTGGTACATAGCTTTGTACATATACTTAATAAGTCTGCTAGTCTTATCATCCAATGGAAATTCTACTGGATTAGATTTAGTTCGTAAGAATACATCCGGATATTTTACCAACTCTATGTACATAGGCACCCCGCAGTCTCCCGTGAGGCACCTATTCGGCCGTTATCCATTATGGATTCCATTAACTCTGTTTATATGTCGGTGACTTAAATATTTTTAAGCTCTCCGTTTTTAATACTATTCTCTTTGGCTCTGGTGAATTGATCAGTTTTGTTTCCTGCAACTCAACTCTTCTTACAGCTTCCAAATGTCCATCCATTGTCTCAATGTAAATAGGGCAATCAGATATGATTGTACCCTTTTCATTGTTAGTGAACTTGCCTAGTATCTGTTGAAAGTCTCTTATTCTCATCTAGTTTCCTTCCTATTATTTTTATTAGTTCATACCATTTACGACCCCACATCTCTCTCATCTCTCCAGATGTTTTCCAATAAGCGTTAGCTATATTATCCAGTCTTTTCTGGTCTTCTTTTATAATACTCATCAACCCTCCTTAAAAAGTTATGTGAATGTTTTTTAAATTCTTCGCCCTCAACAATAAACTCTTGGTAATAATTATCTTTACTACACATCATCACCACACCTTTTGTAATCTGTGTATTAAATAAAATATTATGTGCCATTGCATAAGCAGATAGCTGCATAAAATAATCATCAATCCATTCTTTACGTTTTGGTTTATTGGTTTGTTTGAAGTCTATAATTGCATCCTGTCCTTTGTGTATACCAACTAAATCTGTTTGGCCTGCGTATAGACCAGGATAATATAAGGTACATTCTGTACCGTAAAATTCTGTAACATTAGATAGTCCACTTTGTATAA